GGAAAAACAATAATAGAACCTTTAGGTAATATCTCTTTTGCTTTTCTTAAATGTTTAGCTTCTTCTCTTAAATGTGGATCGTAGTTTCTAAAATCAAATTCTAACTCACCACCTTTATATTCTGAACCATCTGTTAATTGACAAGTCATAGATAGTTTTCGAATCTTACCTTTGTCAGGTCCTTCTTTTTCATAAGGTTTATCCCAACTATCACAATGCCAATCATAGTATTGGTTGTGTTTATATTTTGTAAACTGACACGATTCTGATCTGTCCCATTCAAAGTTCCAACCAGCTCTTGCATTTGCTTCGTGAACATAAGGATGTAATTCTTTATATATCCAAGTATCATTAAGCCAAACTAAATCTGATTTTCTTTTTTTTTGTAAATTCTTAATTTCTTCTTTGTTTAATTTTCTATCACCATATCCACCTGTTCTAGCCATAGATTCTTTGTGTGAATTTGCATAAGCTATAACATCATCACAAAATTTTGGTGTAAGTGCTTTTGGAAAATGCCAGTAATAATTAGATATATTCATAAGTTATTGTTTGTACAAAGTTTAATGAATCTTTTTGATTGTTAGTTAGATAATACATATTAGTAGATGGAAACATTATGAACATATTATTTTTAAGTTCTATGTCCCAACTTCTTCCTTTACGTCTGTTATCTTCATAGTGTATTCTGATCATACAGTCTTTTACTTTTACACCATATAATAATGTAAAGTCTGGAGAGTTACGTAAATCTACTGGATCTATATTTAATAAAGGAACTGTTGTTTCCTGGGGTTTATAAATATTTCCCCACGTTTCTTTGTTAACTAAATTTACACCATACTCAAGACCAACGTGATCTCGCATATATGTATTTAACATATCCCAAGTTCGTGAGAATGGAAAATCTTTGTTTTGAATTACTGATTGTAAGATGTCGCCTGATAATTTATCTCGGTTGATGTCCCAATCTTTAGGCATTGCCACATCACCATAATATAAAGTTTGTTCTGTTAATACTTGTCTTTGCATACCACTAGTATTCATATAATACTCCTTTATATTTTTCAAGTATATATTTAGGTAATTTTATTTCAGGATAATTAAAATTTTTTACTTTTCCTAAATGAATTTTGTGCATTTTAGCTGCGTGAATAGAATCATCATACTCTATACCATTTATAGAAAATTGATTTTTTATATTAAAAGAATGTTTATATTTTGGTATGTTTAAAAATTCATATATTTTATTTATTTCTGTATAAGGATCATCAGCAAAATCTTCATATTTTATAAATAATACATTTTTTTTATTTTGTAAATTTTTATACGTAAAAAAAGACACATCAAAAAAATCACCTTTTTTAATTATTAATTCTATTTTTTCTTCTAATTCAGTTCTATGTAAAGTGGTTTTGTCTAAAAAATTAAATTGTTTATTTATATAAAAATTTGGATAGTTCATACATATTTTTAAATAAGATTTTATTATGTCTAAAGGGTTTCTTAATAAAAAAATAATTTTAAATTCATTTGGACAAAATTTTTCCATAATCTTATAATTATAAGGAGTTCCCCATTCTCCTCTATCTATTATGTAAGGCTGTTTCCAATCTTTATAAAAATTTAAAACTAAATTTTTTTGTATATTTTCTATAGCTTTACTGTTTTTAAAATTATTATAAGTATATGTATTCTTAACAGATTCTATATTAAAAAAACAGTCAGGCAAGCTTGAATGACCAGAGGTTGCGATATTTTTATTTTGATTTAAAATTGTAGAAATAATTGTATTACCAGCTCTGGGAAAACCAGACAAAAAATATACTTTCTTTTTCATACCTGGATGGAATATATACATCCGTCATTTATAATGTCAATTGATATTGAAAGAATTGATCTAGATCAATTATGCTGCAGGAGTTGTTTTATCCCAAGAACCAGTGCCTTCATTCCACACATAATAAGTACCAGCTGCTTTTTCTTCATCTGTTAGATCATCGGGAGCATCACCGATTGGTGATTTCCAAGAAGCTGATTCGTTATGTTTTACCCAAGATGCATATGGTTTTTTAGGCCAAAAGATTTGATCATCTTCGTCCCAAGTATGACCTATACCTGCGTAATTACCTCTAAAAGGTGTTCCACCATCTTTGTGTTGATTACCTGATGTATTGTAAGATGTTTGAATCCACATTTGTGCAGGCCAATTATTGTGTGTTTCTAAATATTGTTGACCTACTGATTCATCTTCAACGCCATCAGCGTTTAACATATCACCATTATTCAAAGTTAATACTTGAATAACTTTACTGTTAGCTCCTAGTTTTGCAAAATGTGCCATAATGTTTCTCCTTATATATTAATTTTAATTATCATTCAACTACTGAAATTTGTACCTAATAATAACAACTCCTGAACCACCATTACCACCTGTTGCTGGTGGTCCAGCGTGATTTCCACCACCACCACCACCTGTATTTGCAGTTCCTGAATTACCAGATCCACCACCGGTAGATGTTCCTGCACCACCTCCTCCAGAAGCTGTTCCTTGAGGTGAATTATCAGTGCTTCCACCACCACCTCCGGCTCTTTGAGTTGGTGTACCATTAATTGAAGAAGTTGCACCAGCTCCTCCTGGTCCAGCTCCACCATTAGGTGCTGTTCCAGTACCACCAACAGCAGTTGCTCCACCACCTCCACCAGCTTCAAAAGTGGCAACTGAATTTCCTCCATTATTTCCTTGAGATGGACTAACGGGTGGTGTATTTCCTGCAGCACCAGTTCCAGTAGGTCCACCAGATCCACCACCTGAACCACCTGCAGTAGCAGACTGTACAGATGGATAACTACCACCTCCCCCTCCACCACCGGTAGATGTTACTGTATTAAAAGTTGAATTTGTACCAACTCCTCCTTTTGCATTGTCAACCGCAGCTCCGCCTCCTCCAACTGTTATTGGAAAAGATGTTTCTGTAACTGTTATTGGTCCTGCTCCATCTAATGGACTTGCAGTATATGGAGTTACTGGAGATTTATCTTCTCTAAATCCTCCAGCTCCGCCTCCTCCGCCACCGTGTGATCCACCTGCACCACCACCTGCTACTACTATATATGAAATTACATTATTTGCTGCACAAGTTGCTGTTGTAGAAACTATAAAAGTTCCAGGACCTGTAAATGTATGAATTTTGTCATTACCAGAAGTAGTAACTGTTCCACCAGTTGCTTCAATAAATGGATTAGTATCTGCATTTGATTGTAAACCATCATCTGTTACTAACCAACCTTGTGTTGAATCTATAAAAATTAATGTAACAGCTAAACCTTCTGTTGATAAAACTGCATTAACTGTTGAACCACCAATTTTATCAGAACCATTTTGAACTAATGTTACATTATTTGTGTCAAAAGTTTTTGCATAATCTTTTATTGCAACAACTGCTCCAGCAGTTCCTGCAGGTAAGTTAACTGATATTGCACCACCTGTTGTATTTACAAAATATCCTTCACCAGCAACTGCTGTAAAACCAGATGTTTTAACTGTTGTTACCCAAGACGCCGAACCTGTTGCACCAAAGTTTGTCGCCGTTCCTTGGTTATTAATTGTTGCACCTGCAGGAATTGTGAACGTATCGCCACTATCACCTAGGGTTACTGTTGTGCCCGATCTTGGACTAATTTTATTTACTTTTATTTCACTCATAATTTACCTATTGAAATTTGTACCTTATTATTACTATACCAGAGCCACCTGCTCCAGAATCAGTTGGTGCTGGAGATTTGTGACCTCCTCCACCTCCACCAGTATTTACTGTTGCATCCAATGGACTATTTCCTCCAGGTCCTCCACCACCAAGTCCTGCTGCTCCGGCTTGACCACATCTTCCACCACCTCCTCCACCACCAGAAAAATAATAGAAAGAACCACTAGGCTGACCTTTTGTACCAAAATTATTTGGTAAACCACCACCAGCTCCACCATATCCACCATTTCCACTTGGTCCTGGGGGTTGTGCAGCTTGTCCAGCTTGTACAGCACCTCCGCCACCACCGCCTGCGTAAGTAGGTCCTGGAGAAGCTCCACCATCTTGTCCTTGAGGGGGACTTACAGGAGGTGTATTACCAGATCCACCAGCTCCACCTCTATGTTGTGTTCCACCACCAGATCCTCCAGGTTGAGCACCTCTACCACCACCTGTTGATGTTATTGTTGAAAAAATTGAATTACTACCATTTGCTACTCCAGGATTTCCAGCACCACCAGCACCAACTGTAACTGGAAAAGCTGCAATAGTAGCTGTTAAACCTGTTGGTGATCTTAATGGGTGTGCAGGTGCACAAGAGGGTGAAGTATATGTTGCAGCAGAATATCTAAATCCACCTCCACCTCCACCGCCACCAGTAATACTAGCATTACCTCCGCCACCTCCAGCAACAACTAAATAATCTAAAGTATTATCTGATGGACTTACAGCTAAAGCTGCTACACAAAAAGTTCCTGGAGAAATAAAAGTTGCAAGTTTATAATCTCCATCTGTTTCTATAGTATTACCAACTCCTGAAACACTAACATCTAAAAATTGATTTGCTCTAACATTAGATGTTGAATCCTCTGTATTAATCCAACCTTGAGTTCCATCAACATATACTAAAGTTATAGATTGTCCTTTTGTACTTAAACTTACATTTGCATTAACAGAACCAATTTTATCTGTTCCGTTTGGTACGATTGTTAAATTATTTGTTTGAAAAGTCGCTGCATAATCTGCAACTGAAACAATCGCTCCAGCAGAACCTGCTGGTAAATTCATATTAAATGCTGAACCTGTTGTGTTTGCAAAATAACCTTCACCCGATACTGCAGTGAACGTTGCTGTTTTAATTGATCCTGTTTGCCAATCAACTAATTGACCTGGACTTCCAAAACCTGTTTGTGATGCACCACTTGCTAAAGCAACTGTACCACCACATCTGCCAATTGTAACTGCAGAGCCATCTACAACAATGGGATTACTTGCTCCTGATCCGATTGTAGTAGTTGTTCCACATTTTTTGATGATGTTTGAATCATCTGAAACTTTATTTATATTATCTACTTTAATTTTACTTGTCATAATTA